GTCATCATCGAACATTGAGCCGCGAAACTCTCGGGCAAAGTTGACAACTTCATCTTCACCATCTCGGGTCATACGATCATAGATCGCCTCGAACGTCCGTGCTGATGATGATTGTGGGAATCCCTTGCCTCTTTGATGCTGTCGTTGTTTGGCAGACGGAATGTCCCTGATGCTTTGTTCCTGTAATTCAGGATCAATCATCTGTCGGATGATAATCTCTCTCCATGTACCTTCAGTTGTACGCTTCACCACGTATTCATCGAACCGGTGTAAGCGTATGTCAAGGTTGGGCAGCATGGTCACTAGCACGTCACCGATTGTGATTAGGTGCTTGAACAGCAGGAACAACTGCGGTCGAAGATTTGTGAGGTATATGCGATTCATAGTCGCTACCTCTGCTCGCCGCATGATGGTTTCTAATTCAACTGTGTCTCTACCTTCAGGTATAAACATCTGGTCAATGAATATCTCAAAGACCGGAAGTGATCCAACGGGTAGGACAACAGAAACAAGTCGTGCCGCCAGGGCATTGATACCCTCAGACGTTAGTCCATTGTAGGGAACAGGCAGTTCTTGATTCTGTGCTTTTCCAGCACGAGGAAGCAATGATGGGATGGTAATCTCTGAATGTTCTCTCTTACGACGCAGTGCCGCCGACCGATCGGTATCCAGTACGTCCCACATTGTTTCGATGCTACTCTTATCACCACCCGAAGGTGTTACTTGTACGCCATGTCCAGCCATTATTACCTCCTAAGTCCGGCACCGCCGAACCCTTGAAGAACACCACCGAATGGTCCGGCACCAATGTTGAAACTTGTAGCCGTTCGAGGAGCTTGCACACTCACACTGAAGTTACCAGCCAATCCTGGCTGGATAACAGTGGAAGTACGTTGCCTACTTCTCTCACGCAACTCTGATATGGTGCGGGTGCTGGTTCGACTCGTTGGTAAGAACACTGAACTACGTGACTCGGCTAAAACTTGCCTCGACGGATCAAATCTGAATGCAGAAAGGAACCGTTCAAGGTCTTTCCTACCGAATGACTGCTGCGACGGTTGCTTGCGGGCCACTGGGACTCTCTGAATCCTCTCAAATCTTCCGCCTACCGTTTTTCGAGGTCCACGCTTCAGGCCAGTTCGGCCTGTTCGTGCAACATTAGCAGCCAGAGTTGCGGCAGCACGACGACGAGCGATACGCTGTGCGTTTTGTGCTTGAACGATTGCAGCTTGAGGATTGACAACCGTTGCGGTACCACTCCTGTCTTGCATGACGCTACTCCTGTGTAGTTGTGTGAATGGCTTGACTATTGACTCTCTTCTGTTGTGCTGCATGTACCTGCTTGAGGGAAGCAACGACATGTCGCATTCCAGCATGATATGCCAGCACTCCAAGAACTTGATCTCCGGTATCACCGGGCTTGTACGTCGGCACGTTTCTCATCACCCATTTGTCCAGTTGTTCTACCAGACGTTTGGAGACGGTCGGCCATTTCGATTTCATTTTTGATGTATCAGGCATATTCAATGACCTCAAACTGGACGTTCCAGTATTTGACAAGGTTGTCGAACAGTTCATCCGGTGTGGCAATGTGAGTGTGAGAACGACTCAAAACAATGTGTGAATCGACCGTTGGCTCTGTGTAACTTTCGACCCTCAACCATGCAGTCACCAGGGATGCACAAGTCAACGGTATCCTAAGACGATTGAGCCTGCTCCACCACAGGAACACCCTCCACTTCTGCACGCTGGTGTGCTCGAACTGAGCTACCAACTCAGCGGCTCGTCTGAAGTCAACACGAACGGGGACGACAAGCGTCAGTTGGGGTGGATTCTTCTCTTGCCACTCGTCGGCATGATGGAACCCGGTCCCTTCCTTTATAGTCATGTTGTGGACGAACGATCCCCACTGCACCGAGCAGTGGGCATACGTGGGGCGGGGCCACCAGAACGTCCTCAGCCACCAGGGGCTTTGTTGGGCTGGAGAAGATGGATGCTTTAGGTGATAGAAATGCACCCGTAGCTGCCCTACCTCGGGGATCGAACCGTCTGGGTTCACCAACGGGGATTTTGTGTCACCCGCCATGGGGGCCTGGGAAGGGGGCATCAGGCTGCTGCCGTCGCCGCACTCTTCTCGGCCCACTCAACATTCTTGTCGGTCATAGACGCGACACACGGTACCCACAGCACTGGCGTCTTGGCCTTGGTGTCCCACCACTTGGTCGTGAGGATGCGGGCACACCGAGCCATCTGAAGGCAGTATTCGTAGGTGTATTCCTTCTTGTGTTGCCGGTATGCATTGAGGACCATGACTTCCCAGTCATACGGGTCCGTGTTGTCGATCATCTTGGCAGCACCCTTCTCACCCAGCCTGAAGATGCCAGGGTACCCGTCGCTGCTATCGCCGGTCAGCCATTGCGTAATGAACATACGCTCGGCGTCTTGACTGCTGACAAAGACAGGAAAGTCCTCTCCCCTTCGATTGTCGATGTCTGGATTAAAGTGCCATCCTGTTACGGTACGCATGTCTTTGTCACCGGACACAATGACCGGGTTCATTACGACATGTTCACCCTCACCATCCCTCAGTGTTGACAGCAAACCCATGCAATCGTCAGCTTCCAACGCATCACGTTGAAACACTGTGAAGTTACTGTTGATGATCTCCATGGCCATGCCGTGGAACGCAGGTCGTTCGTCGGGGCGGTTAGCCTTGTACAGTGGGTACACTTCACGTCGGAAGTTCAACTCCCGAGGTCCACTCAGGGTGACAACGATGTCAGAACAGAAAGCTCGTCGTGCCCAATCCTTTACATCAAACTCAATTCGTTCGAGCAACTCTTGCTCGTCCAGTTGCTTTGACTCTGCGGTGGCCGCAGCCTTCCACACAAGAATGTCACCGTCGATCAGTGCTGTGCGGTGAACCTTCGGACTGTTGTCCTTGTTCATGCTCATTTGTGTTTCCTTTCACACTCATAGATAATGAAGATAGAAGAGTTGCAGATGAGCCAGCAGACGGTCGGTCGTCCACTAACTTTCCTACCGATGCGGCATCGAGGATGATGGCTAGGCAAGCACGAGCATGACCAAGGTGGTGTACCCTGCTGTCTCGTGCAAATTCTTCTCCATCAAACCATGCCATCAGGTGTCGGTAACAAGCAGCCATGTAGACGCTTGCAGACACCGACTCACCACGCCAGTTGTAGGGACCATACTTCTCAGCCCCATCCTTGAACGCCATCGCTTCGTGAATTATAGCGACAGCAGGCACAAGATGGATCGGCGGCTTATTGATGCCGATTTGATCCTTTGGGTTAGTGCTCTTTGGTGAGAATATGTTGTTACGATCTATAAACTTGTCAGGATCATCCACAAGTATCATCTCTCCTGGTTGGGTCTCTGTTTTTTTCACAGGTAATGCATCTACTCCTGCATCTGCAACAGCAGCAAGATCAGCTATAGCTCTATCATACTGTTCATCAGGTACGTCTATTGCGGGCATCCCATTTCTCCTTGCATGCTCGGCAGCCACATGTTGGGGACCTCTTTGCCTTGTATTTGTCAGCGTAACTACATTTAGCCCGATAAATTTGTATCTTCATAGATTGATCCCTTTCCATGTATGCGACGGTACGCGAGCTTCTTCATGTTCATGCGGGCAATGGTTTCAAGATCAGCACCTAGTAGATTTGTCACCTTTGCAACGTACCACAACACGTCACCAAGTTCATCAAGCAGTGCATCACGGAAATCTGTCTCAATTACATCAGTTGGTTCTACAACTCGCAACGCTTTCTTGAAAACTTCAGCAACTTCACCGGCTTCTCCAGCAACTCCGAGTATGGCATACGTCAATGGATCAGGTCGATGCTCATGCGTTACCACAATCGAATCCTCAAACTCTCTAAACTTCATCATCACTCCTCTCTAGTGACACTCTGCCCAGTTCTTACCAATCTTGAAGTCACCGGGCGTTTCGATCTTGCATCGTAACTTCTCACCGGCACGCTTGTAAGCCCATGCCATGATTGTGCCGACCCTCTTTGCGATCTTCTTTATGCACTCCGCCTGTGTCTCGTCGTGAACATTCAGCATATACGACCATGAACCAGGAGAGCCTATGCCTATTGAAGGTGGGCCAAACTCTTTGCAAAGCCTGTTGAACGCAAGTACACACGCTAGCTTGCAGATAACTTGACCGTCACCCTGAAGTTGTGTGTTGAGTGCTGAGTGTTCAGATCGACATGGTGCTCGTCGTCCGTCTAGCAGAATCAAGTAACCCTTTTGCTTCGCCCAACGCTTGGCACGGGCAATAGCCTTGCCAAGTGCCGGGCACCCCTCGTTCAACTGCTGCTTAAACTCTTTACCCACAACCATGGGCGACCGTCCAGCATACACTCTACGTTGCTTTGGCGACAACGACTTGTGGAACATGATAACCTTTCCACCTTTCTCATCACCGCATCCGTAGATACCAGCATAGAAAGTCTCCTTGGACTGTGGTCTAGTTTGCAACAGAGGAATCTGGTTCATGTTATGCGTGTGGATATCACCTTCCAACAAGATGTGAGCATACTTGCCGCCATCATAAGGCATAGTCCGGTTAGCGAGCATCCGCAACTCAAGACCAGAAGCATCAGCACCCACTTGAACCCAACCTGGGCGAGGGCAAAACAAACTGCGAGACTCTAGGCCATACCGCCCATCAATCCCAGCAATAGGTCCATCGTATCCAACTATAACCTTCGTGACTTGCGTGAGGTTGGGTTGACTGTGCGTGCAGCGTGCTGTCGGCGTACCGTTGGAGTTGACACTGCCATGTATCCTTCCATCCCTGCTGTTTGTAGCTCGAACCATCCAGTCACGAAGCATGGTGATTCGTTTCTCGGTCAGACGCCACTGGTTTATCAATGCTGCCTCTGGGTAGTCCAGTCCAGCAAGGACATCTTCATTCACTTGGGGCTTACCACCGTCCGTGAAACGTGTTGGCTTCCAACCATGGAGTTCCTTCAGCCGATCAGCTACCTGCATGTCGGAGCCAGGGTTGAACCAAATCTCTCTCACCTTCAATGGCCCAGGCGTAGCTAATTTCATTGCCTTGGTAACAGGAAGATTTCCTTCTTTGACCAACACCTGCAATTCTTTCTTAGTCGTAGCTTGAAGATGAAGTTTTTTGATTTCCCAATACTGGGGAGTTTTCATCTCTTCTGTTCGGAACGGAAAGACTTTGATTAGATCATCGGACAGGCGAGCCTTCTCACCTACAAGGTGTTCCCAGAACTCTTCGGCTGCCTTGTGGTTGAACGAGATGCCGTTGCAAGATTGACCAGATATGATCCTGGCGAATGCGTGCTCTAACTTGCTCTGTCCCTTCCACATGAGCATCTTGGGCAACAGGAAGTCGTAGATTTTCTCACCTACGAGCGTATCCTGCACGCAGTAGTCCAGCATCCCTTGGGTCAGCCGGTCCCACGGCCCCCTGAACGAACCCTTCAAGCACTTTAGCCTGCGGCCCCACACTTCAAGTGCATTGGGACCACCGGCATGTGTGCCCTTTATCCATCTAAGGTTCGGGTGAGACTGTGCGTCAGGGTACAAGTACCTTGACCACACAAGCGTATCCAACAGCGGCGGCTCATCACTCTCGTCGTGATCTTTCGGAGCAACGAGCCGCCGCAGGACTGCCATGTCGTAGTCTACGCCGTTGTGAGCGATCAACATATCAGCCGTCATCAAATGATTCCAGCCTTCTATGAGTGACCCATCACATTGATCGACAACCGTGGGGTTGCTGACGTATCTCCACACCTGCTTGGTGAGCTTGCAGCGGATAACGATGCAGTGGACCTCAGTTACTTCGGCTTCCCAACTGTTCTCCTTATCCTTGCCACCGATGTTCAACTCTCGCCTTCCGTTCGCCTCTATGTCGAACGTGAAAACTTTGGGCATCACTTCTCCTTAGACGTAGTTGGCGGCGACTTCTTGGAAGAGGTCTGCGGCTGCTTTGGCTGCTTCAGAGTCAGATTGTCCACGATCGTCCGTAAGTCTGACAGTTCCGTCCGCAATGCTATGACCTCCGTCTGTCTCATCGCGTTCTCCAGCCCCAGACGGAGCACCCTTGTCTGCAATTCGATTGCGGCGTTTAGCAGCAGCCACAGGTCGGCGTATGTCTTTCTTCGATCGAACGACATTCTTTCCTGTGTGTGGTGGTCCTTCGGAAGCTCCGGGATCGCATGTTCCAAGGGCTGAACCCCCTGCTCCATCATTTTCTTCACTTCCGTCTCCACCTCCGTCAAGTTCAAGGTCGGCATCTGGTTCTGTTCCGTCATCATTCATGTACTCCTCTCTGGGTCCCAAGTGAACACCACCCTCGGTGGTCTCATGCCATTCAACCTCTGATACCCTGCTCGTTGCATTGTCATATTGCAGAGCACAGATCATTCCAGTACGTCCAGTGAACCGACCCTTCAGTACACGAACAATACTAGTGTTGGCTTTTTTAGGATCAGGGTCTTGCTGGTTGCGTTCAATAGCAACGATGGTGTTAGGCACCGATGCCAACGAACCTGAACCACGCAAGTGTGACGCGGTTACACGTCCCCCTTCCTCAAACGGTTTGCCTTCCGGCTTCTTCAACTGTGATACGAGGTCCAGGTGTACACCCGTCCGGCCAACAAGGGAACGCAGTGCTTGCATCAGTTCATCAATGCCCCTACGCTCACCACCCTGTAGTCCGGTACTCCCCGCTATCACTGCGGTAATGTGGTCGAGCACGATCACGTCACACTTCAGTGCGACGACCATGTACTCAATCTTCGACATGATGCCATCAAGATCACGAACACCTTGGTGATCGTAGAAGTACAATGGCAGGTTTCCCACCCTATGGCGAGCAAGATCGTACTCTTCATCAGTCAGATCGTCAACGACTCCAAAGTCCACTGCATCTTCATCGTACTCCGCAAGAGCAGTGTTCAGTTCTCGGGCAGCCCTGATCTGTCGAACAGGCTTACCAATCTTTAAGCTGATGATATCATCCAGTGTTTCTCCGACACTCTCCTCAAGCATACAGACACCAACCCTGCGGTTGTGCTCCAGGTTATGGAAGATAATATGTCGAAGGATCGTTGACTTTCCCATGCCAGTTCCCGAGGTCCACATGGTTATCTCGTGCGAGCGTTGACCAAGCAAACCTATCGTCATACCTTTCCAAGGGAAGGGCCAGATGCGGCGTTCCTTTTCTTCCTCATCCTGCACGTCACTTGCATGTATGATACCATCGGGTCGATGGGTCTGGGCTTCCCACAAGCATGTAAGCAATGCTCGTGTGTCCCCCGCCAATAACATGGCGTTGGCATCTTTGCGAGGTAGTGATACGATCTTCACCTTACCGGGTGGCAGAAGTTCCGCACACTTGACGGCATACTCCCGACCGGGCTCGTCCATGTCAAAGCAGATAACGACTTCGTCATAGCTTGACAGGAACTCGATGTTTTCACTAATCGCATTCTCGCTGTCATTGACTCCGCTGGGTATGGAAATGACCGGCCACTTACCGGACATCACCTGATACACAGACATGCAATCGATCTCACCTTCAGTGATGATGATACGCTTACCACCATGACGCCAAAGATGTTGACCGAACATGCCCGCACTTTTCTTAGACCCAAGCCAGCGGAATCCTTTGTTCTTCAATCGAACATGTTGAGCAACCAGTTTTCCTTTGCGGAAGTAATTGGCTATTTCACAAGTGCCACCAAGTTTGTCGTGGTTTGCTTTCTTGTAACCATACTGCCGACATACAGACTTACTGATCCCTCGGTTCTCAAGTTCCTCAACTCTACCGGTAAGGGCAACAAACTTTTTGGTCTTGGTAGTGGTCTTAGACGTGACAGGCTGGCTACCATCAGCGGCTTGATAGAACCCGCAAGCATGGCAGTACCCATGCCCATCATCATACATAACCAAGTTGTCAGCACTGAGGTCGCCACCCTTATCTCTACATGCCGGGCACATTACCCGGACACCAGTGGTGCTGCTACCTTCATGTCGCTGCATTACAGAGACTCCAGTGATACCAGTGTTGGGCGACCCAACCGAAACGCAATAGCAGCAGCGATCCTCTTGGCTCTGGTTTTGCCAGATATACGCCCACGATAAGGCCACCAAAGTTCTTGCTCATCTGGAGACAGTTTGTCCCAAGCACAATAGGCTTCATCCATGTAATCTATAGCCCGTGCCAAGGATTGGTGACTGTCACCGAAAAAGCCGAGAGCTTGGTTACAACGCCAGCACAATACACCTCTGACAAAACCCGTATCATGGTCATGGTCGATACAAAGCGTCTTGACTTTGCGGCGGCAGATGGAGCAACGTCCACCCTGCCGCTTGACCATCACTTCCTTCTCAGCGAGGGTTATACCATAGGTCCGCAGCAGTGAGGTACTACGGGTGTTCTTTCTCACATCAAACCCTTGGTCGGGTCATCATCATCTTCGCCGAGATCGCCACCAGTGTCATCGTCATCATCGAGGTCCAGGTCGGCACCACTCTCATCGTTCAGTGTCTCGTCGTCCTCAATGTCAGGTCCGCTTTCGTCGTCATCCTCATCTTTCAGGAAATCTTCTCGGACTCCAAACTTACCGCCTGCGTTGGCACCTTCGTATCGAGATTCAAGGAGTTGGACGGCGGCAAGGTAGCACTTGATGCCGAGACCTTGCGGCGTGGTCCAACCTGAGATGTTCGTTTCGATTGCGACAAGATCGGTACCGTAAACTGGTGTGCTCGTCGCTTGTCCATTAGCTCCGATAATCGGAATGCGGATGAACCTACCATCGTCATCTGTCCTTGGGTTAGTCTCGAACTTGATGTATGGGACGCCGGTTTTAACACCGACTAGCTTGGCCAACTTTTCGTCGGCACGTTTGATAACCTCAGCCAACGCCTTCGCAGGCTTGGGCTTACGTTTGTTATCGACACGCCACTTGTCCTCAAGTTTCTTTAGAACCTTGAAAAACTTTTTGACCGCGTCGTCCTTCACGTCGAAGAACACGTTGATACGGAACTTCGGATCGCCAAAGCGATCATCAGGCTCACGCAGGTATGCAAATGCAGCAATACCATCCGGTGTTACCAACGTGGTGAGCTTCTTGCTCTTTGACTTGATCTTAGTTGCCATGTTTCTTCTTTCCTCTCTCATTCGGGTCGATTGACCGGAGTGTACGCAGTGCAACACGCACCGCATACTTCGTGTACTTCTCCCATCTTTTGGGATCAACACCACTGTGAATTACCGCCTGTAACGTACCCTGTACCAGGATGCGGCGGTCTTTGCTTGTCATAGATTTTAGATCAGTTGTTGTACTCACCTATGTACTCCTCCCACGCCTCACGCCACTCTTCTTCTTCAGCCGCCGAGATGTACGAACTCGATGGCAGTTTGCACAAAC